CAGCGCCAGAGCTAGTGTCAACGTAAGCTTTTGTAGCTACGTCCTGAGCATCAGTTGGGTTTCCTGCTCCAGTAATCTTGGAGGTTCCCATTGCTATTGCACCCGACATGGTTCCACCAGCTTTAGGAAGAGCAGCGTTAGCTGTTGCTGTAGTAGTGTTTACAGTAGTCGTGTCGGCCTTACTGTTTACTCCTGTAGCAATGTTATTAAACTCAGTAGTGAACTCTGAGCCTTTAATTTTTTTAGCGGTATTTCCTGACGCTAGGTCGTCTTTAGAACCAAAATTAGTGGTTACGTTATATGCAGTCATTTAGATAAATCTCCCCAATAGAGCGTGTATGTCAATTTTTTGAATAGAAAAAGCAGTGCCGTTAATTGTTGATTCAAGACCTACAGTTACTTCTACACCAGAGCCTGAAGTATTTAGAGAAGGTTCATTAACAGTGGTGCCTCCTGTGTACTCTGCTGTGGTGTTGAACTCTGCTTCATTAAACTCTGCGTCATCCGTTGATGCCGCTAAGGTAATAGCTTGTTTAGTGAAGTTATTGGAGTAATCGTACCCCCAGTTAAGTATAGCGTTTGCGCCTGCCCCTCCAATAATGGTAACATTCATCTTTTTAAGGAATTTTAAGTTAGTAGGGTTACCAAAGTTTTGAGGGTGACTAAAGTACTTCATGTCGTAAGACGCATCCCCATCGTTATATGTACCATACTTTACTAAGGCTGGTTGAGCAGAGCCGTCTTTAGCTAAGCCCATCATTAGCTCATCGTCAGCAAACACTGACAAGGCTAAAGGTGTTAAACCTCTCCAAGTAGTAGCTCTAAAAGAACCATCCTCTAAGGGTCTGCGCACATCAAAACAATAAACAACGTCTGATTCTGGAAGTGTTAATATATAGAACGCATGTTTAGCACTGTAAGCACTTTTAATTGCTTTACCGTCACCCGCAGCAAATTCAAAGGCAACAAGCTCCATAAGGTCTGTGCGTACATTCTTACTAATATCATTAAGTGGAATAGCTTTTTCTTGTATAAGACGACCAAGAGACATCACGCCTCGATTAGATAAGAACAGCAAGTCATTACCAGTTGACTGTACAGAATCTCTAGCAATACAACCAACACCTTCAATGGTGTCGTACAGTCTAATTGTGTCAGCAGTGGTAGCAGTTAAATCCCCGCCCTGTGCTCCTACAACGTCTTGATATAAGATAATAGAACGCTTACCAAAGACAACTAAGTATCCGTTGTGTTCAGCGAGTGCAACTACAGAGTCATACCCTTGTGGCCAGACGTTAGTTAAATCTAAAGTTAACCACGAGTTACCTGAGCCATGCCAAGTGTCTCCATCAAGGAGAGCACTACCATAAATCTTGTAGTCTTGGTTTGCAACAGATGTAACCCATAGACGACCAAAGCCAGCCAGTACTTCGTCTCCTTGTGGAGGAGCGGTGCTTCCAGAGTCAGGGACGAGCACTAAAGCAGAGGCTCCAGCTACGTACTTGAGAGGAGCATGTCCAGCCTGAAAGAAGTAAACATTGTTATCAAAAGAAGCAGTCTTCCATTTATTAGCACTACAAGAGTAACTCGTCGGAAAGGCTATCTCAACAAGAGTTGAAGTTCCTCTGTATATCTTTAGGTTGCCCATAGAGAAAACAGTTACTGTTCCGTCATACGCAATAAACTCTTGTATGTGCTCAATACCTGCACTAGTACCTAAGACTGCTGCTCCGTTACCAGCAACAGCACTCCAGCCTTTCCTAGCTCCAATACGGCCTCTTTGGTCAATTACACAGTTCTCTGCAACATCAGCAAAAGCTGCGCTTAAAGACACAGGAGAGTCTTCAGTGTTAAGACCTGCAAAAGCAGGAGCAGAGATTGCAAGATTCTGTAGCTGTTGAGCCATTACACATCCCTCCAGATTAACTCAGTAGGAAACCTTGCAACATCAAAGGCGATAGCGTCAGCCAACGTAGAACGTCCTAACTGTATCATGGCTCCGCTTGACTGGCCGCCTGTCTCTCCTCTCTCTTCCATTGCAAAGCCCTGTGCAAGCTGAATAACAGCCTGAGTAGGTACGTAGAACACATCAGAATCGTTAGTGTATTCATCTCTACGTTGAACAAGGTTAAAGCGTAAGTACTCTACAGAGTTAGGCTTAGGGTAGACATCTACAATAGCGTTGCCTTCGGCAGTAAAGCCGTTCCAAGTGTACTGAGTAGGAGACCCTTCTACAACAGGCTGAATAAGGTATTGGTTACTCATTTCAAAAGCAGGAATATGCTCCATAAAACAGTTTTTAGTGTCATTCAACACGTTCAAGGTTTTAAAAGAAGAGTTAGCTCCAATTAAGTTGTAAGAAAAAACGTCAGCTTGTGTAGTGACTGTAATAGTGGTTCTTAACGAAGACCAATCCCAAGCATCCTCCACCATACGTTTAGCGTCATTTACAAAAGTTCCTATAAGCTTAGAGTAAGGGTTCTGGTTAACCGTAGTCACCTCTTCTTCTCTCAAGCGTATAAGAACTCTGTTTACAGCTTCTAAGTATGTCATTGAATTTTATACCTTGTAGTTAAAAATATTAGCAAAGGGGTCTGACAGTATGTCTACCATTTCTTCTTTGGGTTCTTGGTATTGTTTTTTACTTAACTTCTTAGCGTCTTGTTCTGTAAGACCTGTAAGCAGGTTACCTACTAAACTAATACCCTCCTCATGTTCAAACTGAGATACGTCAAATAAACCACCTGTAGTACGAGTAGGAGACGGAGCACTAGTTACCTGTGGTATGTTTAAGTCTATATCAGGTAAGTCTATATCAGGTAAGTCTATATCAGGTAAGTCTATATCAGGCAAGTCTATATCAGGTAAGTCTGAGTCTGGTAAGTCTATATCTCCAATAATCTGTCTAACTGCTGTTTCAGCTTCTGACAGCGCGTCTCCTACCGCTTGACCTACGTCCTCAGCTACGTCTCCTACTGCTTGACCTACGTCCTCAACTACGTCTCCAACAGGGTTAAGTACTGCATCGTCAAAAGCTGATAAACCTTCTCTAGCTGCTGTGTCTGCCGTTGATAGGACATCTCCAACAGGACGCGTAAGAGGCTGTAGCACTTTATCGTCTACTGCTGACAACAAGCCTCTAGTTTCGGTATCTACGGCTGAGAGAACATCCCCTACTTCTGAAGCAACTGGTTTAATGAGGTTCTTGTTAAGTACAGATAAAACGTCTGTAACTGGTGATACTAAATCAGCTACTTGCTTACCTGCTGTTTTCAAAGCATCCTCAACAGCATCGGGAAGAATAGTTCCTCCTTCCGTTATGTATTTACCTACACCTTTTAGCAGAGCGTCTTCTATATCATCGCCTTTAGCAAGAGATTTTATAGTCTTACTAATTCCCGCGTTCAAGTCGTCAGCGTTTATATTATTATCACTTGCCCAAGTGTTTAAGGCATCCCCAACACCAAGCTTACCTACGGCTTTTTTAACAATCGCAGGCCCATAAGCAAGAGCAATAGCTTCTACAGGGTCTCCTGTAACTACCCCTGTTATTAAAGCTTTTGATGCATTATAACCAAGACCTAAGACACCTGTTCCTGCGGATGCTGCTGCTTGAGCGGCGTTTCCTGCGGCTATAGCATTACCAGTGCCCGCGACATTAACTGCATTCATTGCGTCTGTACCAGCCTGCGCTGCCGTAGCCGCGTCTACAGGTGCCTTTATTATGTTAGCCATCTCCATGCCACCCAGAGCTAAAGACGCATAGTCTGAAGCGTGTAGTGTCTCACCAGAAACCAATTTAATAGCAGAAATAAGTTGCTCTGACGAACTCCCCGTGGCTATTGCTAAACCTATTCTGGCCATAGGCTTTAAAATATTATCACGAGCAGCCACCCACTTAGACTCAGAGTCTGCACTATCGTAGTTAGTCTGACCTATTGCACGTTTAAAGAGCTGTTCTTCGTTTAACCGTGAGTCGTTGCTAGTACCGCTTAACTTTTGGTCATCAAACAAGATAACTTCTCTAGCGTAGAAACCGCTAGGGTCATCCGCAAACGTAGAAGGAACTTCATAAAGAATGTCTTCTTTAATAAAGTAGTTCTTGGATGGCTCTGCGCCGGGGGCGCTTCGTCTAGCATCGTCTGCATAAAGAAGACCAGCGGCTTGCTCAAGATACGTAGTCTTGTCTATAGTTCCCTGTGAGTATTGTCCTTCTACAAAGTTAAGCTGAGAGTTAATATCAAGATTATCATATACTTTAGAAAACTGTTCGATGTCTGTTGAATACAAATCTGTTAGAGCGTCTCGTTGGCCTTGCTTAAACTCTGCTTCTTTGGGGGTATAAATGTCCCAAAATTTAGTGTTGTCTGTAAACTCTTCGTCAGTAAAAGAATCGCGAGATAAGTTAATATCCTGTAAAAGTTTTGGGCGTTGTACGTCCATTGCGTAAGCAGTTATCTTTGCAGGGTCTAAGTTGGGAACAATGGTGTCAGTACTGCCTAAGTCGTATCCCAGAGAGGCGTTGATGCGCGCCATTATCGCTGCTGGGTCTTCGGCTGCTAGTCGTTCGTTCATTGCTACTGTGTCTACAAAAGGACGCGCTTGTTCACCGTAGAGAGAAGAGTCTAGTTCTACAGGTTCTACAGGGGCTACAGGGGCTACAGGGGCTACAGGCTGTTCAATTGCAAAGGGGTCTACTTCGTTATCAAAGCCACTAGCAAGGGAGACAACTTCTTCTTCTTCCTGTGTGTCTTGAGGAAGCACTAAGGTTTGATAAGGCGCTGGGCTTTTTGTTATATCATCTAATGCCATTAGTCTACTTCCTCATATCCATTATTTTACTAACTCCACGAATACCAAAGCTAGAACTTATAGCAATAAACAACAAGTATTGATACCACTCAGGAAGCTCCTCTAGTGCTACAAACGCAGCAGCTACTCTATCTATAACAGTTATGTCGTTAGCAGCTATAGCGTAACCTACCATGAAGATAGGAACAGCTAAGACTATTGTCCAGAACTCATCTTTCCATGAATCCTTAGAAGCCTCAGCCATCTTAGATTCCCAGTCAGCATCGTTTGCTATTACTGACATCTTAGCTTGATGCTTAGCTTGCTTTTCTTCTGCTTTGTTATTTAGATAGTTTTTAGCTAAACCAGCAATTGGCCCTATTAAGCTACTTAGTATACTCATGTATTATACACCATTTAGTCTTGCTTGTCAAGAGTTTTTTTTGTTCCATTAACTATACTTTGTACAGTATTAGACTCAAATATCCTAATACCTAACCAGATGATTGTCAAAATAGAAGCTGTTGGCGGTAACCAAGCAGCCATTGAAAGTACCGCAGTAGAAGCAGCAGCTACGTCTAACATCTCTTTCGTGTCTTCTACCATGTCATTCCCTTGCTATTTGCTGAGTGAGTAAATTATGGCGTATATCATAATAGGTATGATTGCTACTGCTACGCCAATAATAGTTATAAAGTTTTTTAACATCTTAATTGTGTGGTGTCTTTTTAAAACAGCTAAACGAGCTGCTTGTTCTCTTTCTCTTTTACACTCACTTTGAAACTGTAGCCAGTCACCATACATCTCAGCGCGGCCTGCGTATACCATATAATCCTTCAGCCACTCTTCCTGCTCTTTAATCTTCTCCAGAGCCATGAAAGCATCCAAGTCACTTTTGCCCTTGGATGCTACACGTTTTGCTATAACACTCTTATTGTCGAAGTATTGCTTAGCTGCGCCTGAACAATCATATAATTCCTTCCCGTTACTAAGTGCTGTCTTGATAACCTTAAAAGCTGCGTTAGCGGCAGCAATCTCGGCTAACATCTACTCAGACGCTTTACGTATGTCAGCGGCAATACCGTCAACAAACGTAGCAGAGCCTGCTCCAACGCCCTTAGCTGTGTCTGTAACCATAGCCTGCGCGGAATCAACAGTACTGTCTACAATCATCTGTGAGCCGTCTACTGCGGCATTAAAGGTATTACAGGCTGTCAACGCGAATGCTGCTACTACTAATAAATATTTCATTGTTGTTACTCCAAGTATAGTTAAGGCGCTGTAGGCCAAGTAATGTCTGTAGGAAAACCAGACTGTTCAGTTACGTCTCTTAGCTCTGTTCGGTAAGCAGCCCAAGAAGCTTTTGTAGTGCTGTCTAACGGCGAGTCAGGAAGCTGCGTCCAGTCACATTGGGTCAGTAGCTCATCGCGTTCTAACCTAGCACCTGCTCCCTCTGTTTCAATATCTTCGGTTGTTTTATCTACAACTTCCCAACCCAACGTCCACATACCCTGTTCGAGAGTAGGCGTGCTTAGAGGTACAACTTTTTCGTTAAAGCCCACTGAAGGAGGCACTTCAGCTCTTACAACATAGTAAACACCCCACTCAGCAAGCGTCTCATTAGTAATTTTTTGAGGAAAAGAAGTTAAAGGGTTGTCTTTTTTTAAGGCTACAGCACTATAAGGGAAAACATCTATAGCGTCATTTAGGGTTTTAATATACATTTTTGTTCCCTTAAAGTTAAGTATTAATAGTGTTAACAGTTGGGCCGGAGGTGTTAGTCACAGCTTGTATTAACGTCCAGTTAGTTCCATCATTAGAATGCTCAACATTAAAACCAGTAGCCCAATAGTTAGAAGTAACCGTATAATATCCGTTTCTTACTAAAACGCTTCCTATTGTAATAGGCGAACCCATGTCGTACTGAATCCAGTCGTTTATAATAACTGACGTACTGCGATTAGCAAGATGCCAACCTGTATAAGGAGCAGATTGCCCCGCATTAAAAGCTGGAAAACTACTAAACTCGTAGCTGGCAGTAAGCTGTGTTGTGGGTGGTGGAAAATGGTCTTGACCAATAATTAAGTTTGTTAAATTTGCATCTGTATACAAGGCAAACTGTGAAATGAAGGGGCCAGAAGATACCGACCTTGTAAACCCAGTGAGCCGAATATAGCGAGCAGTTATTCCAGAAACAGGGCCAGCAGTACTTGTAGCTTTTTGAAGTTTATTAGCAACTGTACTCATTATGCCATCGCCTGTCCAGCCGTAAAGCCGTAGTAGTTAGAACCACCATCAATAGTATAAAACGTAAACACATCTACTGCGTTATTGGCCGTGGAAAGCGTTGGCGCAGTTCCTTCTGCCCACCTAACGGTAGCAGGCCAAGTAATCGTTCGGGCTGTTGCGTCTTGAATAATTTTGAGCGTGAAACTAGAGGCGTTGCCTGTGGCTGCTGGGTTGCTAAACGTGTAAGTAGTAGCGCCTGTGAGGTCATGCACAAAGTTAGTAGCGGTAGCTAGGTCAATAGTTGTAGAGGTTCCGGTAAGCGTTACAGCATCTTCTGTAATAGCGCCTGCAATAGTAATAGCGTCAGTAACTGTTGTACCAGTAACACTTAAACCTGTTGCAGTTGTTACAACCTTAGCTATGTTGTTGTGATATAACGTTACACCAGCGTCCTTCTGACAAAGAACAGCACTTTCAGTATCATTAAATAGTTTAAGTTGTGGGCCGCCTTTAATAAATAAACTGCCACCACCTACGTCCTCAATAATAGAATGTGTACCGCTGTGGGAAATTTCTAGGTTTGGCTCGTCACCAAGCTTAATCTTCGCTCCGTCAGGAAGAGTAATACTATCTCCCGTAGAAACTACTAAGTCTGTGCCGCCTGTAGTATTGCCAAGTGCTAGGGTCTGGGCTAAAGTTTCACCGCCACCACCAGATGCCGTGCTTGCAATTGTTCCGTCAGCAGCAATAGTAATGTTAGAGCCTGCGGTTAAAGAAGCCACTACATTAGTTGTGTCCGTAACGTCTGCACTAGCTTCTATACCATCTAGTTTAGTGCCGTCAGTAGCTACATCACGGCCATCAAAGGTGCTGTTAGTTGTAATAGCGCCTGTCATTGCTCCACCAGCTTTAGGTAAAGCGGCATTAGCGGTGTTAGTAGTAGTAGTCAACACACCATCGCGTGTAGCAATGTCCACGCCATCGAAAGTGCTGTTAGTAGTAATTGCACCCGTCATAGCACCACCAGACTTGGGAAGCGCAGCATTGGCAGTAGTTGTAGTGCTGGTTAAAACGCCATCTCGTGTAGCAATATCTACGCCGTCAAAGGTGCTGTTGGTAGTGATAGCGCCAGTCATAGCGCCGCCTGACTTAGGGAGCGCCGCAGCAGCTAAAGTTCCCTGTGCTGCTGTAGCATAGTCAGAAGCGGCAAAAGCTTTAACCTGTGCAAGGTTAGTTACTTCGCTGTCCATTAAAGCACCAGCGGCTGTTACAGAAGACGTAGTAGCCCCTGTACCATCGGCTCCGGCAGCACCAGTATTACCTTGAGCACCTTGAGCACCTTGAGCACCTTGAGCACCAGTATCTCCTTTAGCACCAGTAGAACCTGTTGCCCCTGTGTCGCCTCTTGGCACAGTTAGGGTGTTAGTGCCAGCGTTGTAAGACGCAGAGCTTCCAGCGGCTCCTGTTGCTGCTGTGAGGGTCTGTACACTCGTTGCAGAGGCTGCTGCTGCTGTTGCACTTGCTGCTGCTTCACCTGCTTTTGTAGAAGCTATGACCGCTTGAGCTGTAGCATCACTTATTGTAGCGTCATTGGTAGCGTCACCTGAACCACCCTCACCTCTATATATCGACATCTTAACTCCTACAAAAACAGAAAAAGAAAAGGGGATTCCGAAGAACCCCCTAGTTTGTTGCTTATCGCTTAGCCGTTTACAGCTAGAACGATACCTGCTTCTGGACGTAGTACCTGAGTACCGTACAGACAATCAGCAGTGTAGAGAGTTCCCAAGAACTCCTGCTTGTACTGAGTCTGTGAACGTACAGCTTGTTGCTCAGCAAGAACCATAGCATCCTTGTGGAACAACATTGCACCTTTAACAATACCGCCAGCGCTGTTCTCAGAGGCAGTTTCAAGTACAGGACAGTTAGAAGTAGTGTATACGTCAATGCCGTACAAGTTACCAATCTGACCGTTCTTGACACCACGACCATCTACGAAGTCAGAAGACATGTAGCGGTCAACGCCCATGATAGCGTTACGGATGGAAGGAGGAACTACGAAAGAACGACCGTCCATAGGAACGTCTGCGTCATCCAGCTTCTGGATAGCAGCTCGGAAACCAGCATCGTTAAATACGTCACCAGCAGCTACAGCGTCAGCAGCGTAAGTCTCGATACCAGCAGAGCCAGAGAAGTTGTAAGTGTTGCTGTGAACCCAGTCAGAACCAGAACCGTTGTCATCACCAAACCTCTTGCCCAACTGGAACAAATCACTATCAATCTGCTTAGCTAGACCATAACCTGCATCACCAGTGTAAAACTGACGGAGAGAAGCAAGTGCTTGAACTTCGGTAATGTCTTCGATAAGACGGGAGAATTCAAAGTGCTTGTCAATTGCAATCAAGACTTCTTCTTCAGTGCTGTTCTGAATGGTTACGGCTGTGTTAGCGGCTTTAGCGGTTGCTGAGCCACGGATAGGCTTAGGTACGTGAATGGTGTCGCCTTTCTTACCTGACATACCCATCTTCTTAACGAGGTTGGCAATGACGAGGTTAGATTTATAGGCAGCGACAACTTCGTCACTCCAGATTTCTGGGATAAACTTTGCTGCGCTAGTGTTGTCTACTGCGCCGCCTTGTGCGGGATATACTGATGTAGCCATGAGATAATACCTTTAAATGATAATAGTTAAGTTAGCGAACTCTCTTCTCGGCGTAAGCTAGGCCAATTTCATCTGACAAAGCTAAGTACCGTTCTGGGTCGTCCTGCATTAGTTTAATAATGTCTGAGCGTCTGTAAATCTTCCTAGACTGTGGTTGTCCGTTGCCCTTTGTACTTCCTGTAGAAGCTGTCTTAATAGCAGCCTTACGTCCATCTTTTTCAGCAGCTAAGGTCTGAGAAACAACACCTTGACGTTCTTTCCAATTAGAAAGGAGTTCATCAGCGGCATCGTAATCATAACCACGGTCTGCTTGGGCAAAAAGCTGTGTTCTAATCTTAGAGCCTTTAATCCACTCAACAAACTTAGCGTCCTGTAGAATCTGCGGCATATCGGGATGACGTTCTTGCAGTTGTGTCCTCGCGGTATTACGCTTGTTATCTACATTGGCCTGTTCAGCTTGTTTAATAGAAGGATGATTAGCAATTGCTCTTGCGACAGCCTTGTCTGGGTCTGAGAAAAAATCTACATCTTCATCAGGGTCTTCAGTTGGTGCTGGTGGTGCTTTGGTGTCGAGTTGTGTCTGGATATAACTATCAACAACAGAACGTAGCTCCCCTACTTCTCCGCTTTGTCTGCCTAGTAGCTTCTCAGCTTCTTGGTGCATCCTTACAATTTCAGCGGTTGACTTTCCTTGGTACTTCTCGGGGATTTCTTCTTCTTGAGGAGGTTCAGGGTTTAACTCTTGCGGAGCTTCCTGTTCTTCTTCTTGTTCAAAGGTGGTAATTTCTTCGTCTGGGTTGACGTCTTCTGGACGCTCGTCTATCAGTGTTGCCATTATTAAACTCCGTGATATATTATCATTGTGGAGGTTTTAGTTAAGTAAAGCTTCTGCTTACGCAGAGTTGGCCTTACGCTCTTGCTTCAGTTTTTGTTCGCGCATCTTCATCCACTTCATCGTAGCACCTACGTTATTACCAGAAATGGGGTCAATCTTATTGCGAACGGGGGAAATAAGTTTATAAGCAGGAAGACTACAATCCGTACACTCAACCTGCTTTACTTCGTTATCAACAAAAAACTCATTGACATGTCCGTCAGGACACTGAAAATCAGCCATTATACGCATCAAGGTCTTCCTCTAATGCTTGTTCTTCGGCTGCTCTAATCTGTTCTTCTAAGTTAAGTAGACTAGCTATAATAGACAACTGACCCTTGCGAAACTGTAGGTCGTTTAGGTCTGTGGTGTGCTCTACTGAGTTTATACTTACAGTGTTTTCTTTTAAATCACTTAGTAAAGACTTCCAGCCCTCATTATGAAACAACGAGTACATACTTTCGTAGTACCGTTCTAATTCTTTGTCTATCATACTGTTTATCCCTTTAGGACAGTTTTGTTAAGAAGTAAAGTATCAACTTAAAGAATACTATAGTACATTATAGCACAGTTTAGTCTAAAAGTCAAGAACTATTTCTTCTTAGCCTTGTTTTTAATTGCTCGTTGCCCTCTGATGGGCATCTTGTTGCTTTTAGGTGTCTTCTTTTTTTTACCATCACACACTGAACATGCCATTACTTTTTCCTCGATTTAGCCCCAGAACACTTCCAACGCTTACGTGAGAGGTTGTTGGGGGTGTTAGGGTCATTCTGTTTAGCTTTGGGTAAGCCTTTCTTAATACCTAAGCTCCTAGCGCAGTAGCTGTCTCCCTTAGCCGTCCCCGCTTTTACACGGGAACCTCCATCCTTTGCTTTACCAGCCTGACCGTAGCTAACCTTCTTACCACTGGCTGTTACCTTAACTTTTGCTTTGCCCTTTCTTGGCGTTGCCATTGGCTTTCTCCTTTGTTAAGGCTTTAACCTCTGCTTCTAGTTTGTCAACCTTTTCGTCAACTACTGCAAACGCTCTGTTAATTTGCTCTAGCGCGTCATTAAACTCTCTTTGTGTAATAATCATTGTGGGAATTGCCCTTGTGTGGGTTCCTGCATCATCATGGGTGGTTGAGCTACTGGTTGCGGCTCAGGTTGTGGTTGTGCCTGTACAGCACCTTCTTTAACAGCCACTTCTCTTTCTTTAAGGAGCTGTGTAGAGATTTTAAGGCGCTTCTCAAACTCTTTGTCGTCTGCATCTCCAGCCTGTAGGTTAGTCGTTACAGCCTTAATACGAGCAATCTCTGTCTCTTGTGGAATAGCCTGTGCTTCAGCCACTGCTTTAAGTGCTCGAGCTTCAGACTCTTTAGCCTGTCCGTTGAGTGCTCCAGTCTGTGACGCTTGGAAGGCCAAGGCAGCTTGTTGTGTAGCTTGTTGTGCTTGCTGAGCCTGTGGGTTAGGCTGGTTAGCTGCATCAAGCTTAGCAATAAGCTCTTCGCGATTAGCTAAGTTCATGTTGTCAACAATAGACTTAATCAACTCAGGGTACATCGGAGTATCTGGTGACATAGTTTGTAGTAACTGTACGAGCTGTGTAACCTCATACTCACGAGCAATAATACCTAAAGAGCTTGACACATCAAACTTATAGTCAGCAACTGGGTACATCTCAGGCTCAAACTGCATGTAGCGGTGAGCAGCTTTGGTGACGAAAGGAATGATGAATGATTCTTGGAAGTTAATCAATGTGCGCTTGTGACGCTTAATGATGGCTCCTAAGCTCATAGAGATTCCCGCAGCGGTCGCATCGCCATTAATAGACCCTGACGTACCAGCACTGTCTATAGCGCCTGTAGCGGTCTGTACCATGCGTTGTAGCTCACTTGCCTGTGCAAAGGTAATCTGACTGACCTGACCAAAGTTAAAGGGCTGTAGAATCTCAGCAGGGTTACCGTTTGTCAAGATAACTTTACCAGCACGTATCTCTGGTTTAGCACCTCTAGGCATACGAGAGGCATCCATAGCCATCATAGGGTGTACAGTCAATGCAAGAGCATCGATTCTAGCGCGTAGTTCTGCGTCTAACGCCTTTTGGGAGTTATACCCTTTCTCACATACTCCTCGACCCCAGAACTGGCTAGGAACGACATCCCAAGGGAATGCAATGATAGGTCTATCACCCATCATGTAGGGGTTAGCTTCAGCTTTTAACAAAATACCGTCATTACCTACTACAACAATAGCCTCAACGTAGTAGCTAGTGTCTTCTTCCTCTCCAGTAAGAGACACAGACTCCTCTTCAGCGTCAGTTTCTTGCTGAGCCTGCTCTAACAGGTGTCGAGGTACTAAACCGTAGTACTTAGTCAAGCGAATCTTGTCTTCTTCGTACAGAGAAGTAATAGAGTGGTCTGGTTCAATGTCAAAATCATTAGATGCTGACTCTAAAGCCACATCACGGTAGACACCCTGCTCCTGTAGCTGCTCAACAACGTGCATAGAGATGTATTCATCAACAGCAACACCTAAAGCATCCTCAATAGAGGTAGCAACGGGGTCAATAAGGAAGTTCTGAGGCATTACAGGGCGTAGTTTGATACATGTACGGTCAGTAATGTTGACACCAATAGCGGTCAATTCACCGTCCATTAGGGGCTGTGTAGCTGGTTTAAACTCTTTTTCAGTTGTTAGTTCAATCTCAGCGATACCAGTACCAAAGACGGCGGCGTTAATAAGACACTCAGCGACACCCTTACGTACTTTGTTGCGCTTAAAGTCAGACTCTAAGTGTGTACGCAACATAACGATGTCTTTGTTGTCTTTATCCATTACATCGTCTTTAATGTCGAACCACTTACCACGTCCGAAGGTAGCTTCTTCTAGTTCTGCTACAGATGACTCTACAGCCTGTTGTAGGGCAGGAGAGATAATCTTAGAGCGTTCTGACTGACGAGTCTTATCTTCAGCAGCCCACTGTCCACGCCAGAGACGATAGTACTCATCGAAGCGTTGTGAGTAGTTAGCTTCAAAGTGGTCTCGCCAGTTACTACACTTCTCACCAACCCAGTCTTCAAGCGTTTGTTCGATGTGAAATGGTTCGTTTTCTTCTAACATAGTTAGTACCCTGAGTATGTGTCCATGAATTCGTATTCTTCTTCTTCGAAGTCAATAGCGTAAGCCACCTTAGCGAGCTGGTCTATGTAAGCCAAGGCATCTATCAAGTCATCGTGAACAAGCTTATTGGGGAACTGGAATAGTTCATCTAAGAACTGTGTGTTCCACTCACCCTTGTTTAGTGTGATGTTACCGTGCTCAAAGCGTCCTTGTAATGCCCAGACAACTCTGTCTATCTTTCTCTGATTACCGTGTGAAAGCTCTTCTACTCTAAAGAACCGCTGGTTCTTCTTCATTATATCATTCAAGTAAGGATACACAGCGTTCTTTAACGCACCTTTCTCAATACCTACTGAGATTGGTTTGTAGTCTCTGACTGCTTCAAAGATTCGTCTGGCAGTCTCTTCGACGCCCCAACGGCCATGTATGATATTAGCAACCCACCAACCCTCAGTGCCTGCTTTAACCACAGCGATAGCCGTTTGGTCAAGACGATTAGTTTTAGTTGTAGCTTTCTGTACATCTGCAAATCCTGCCAAATCGACAGCAATGTAATAATTACCATCTTCAGGCTCTTCCTCTGAGAACTTTACGAACTCTTCCTTAAAGAGTTCACCACCTGCTGCCTCAAAGGACGCCATGAACTCCTGTCGGAAGGAGAAGGCTGACATCGACTTCTGAGCTTTGTTAATCTCTTCTTCGTCTAGTAACGGATTATCGTAACTAGTAAAGTGCCAACCACTCCAGTCATCATCCTTAGCCAGCACAGAGTACTGATGTAGGTCAAAGAAGTGGTTACGGCCCATAGGCGTGCCTATGAACATCGCTGAACCCTTCTGGTCAGCTAGGGCAGGTCTTAGGATTTGCTCCCAGACCTCCGGCTTCATGTCGGCGTACTCATCCATGACCAAGAACTTAAGGCTGACACCACGCATGGTCTCTGGTCTGTCAGCGCCCTTGAGTGCGATGGTAGCACCGTTGATTAGCTTAATCTGTAGGTTGTTTACGTGGCTAGAGGTAATGACAGGGTTACCTACTTCCAGTAACGTCTGCCACATAATGTCTCTAGCCTGACCCTGTGTAGGAGCTACATAGAAAACATGACCCTTAGTAGTAGTCAAACCTTCAATGATTAACTTCCACGCAGCGAGACGAGACTTACCTGTACGTCTACCAGCAGCTATTACTTGGAAGCGACAGGGGTCATTCCAGACCTCTTGTTGCCAAGGCAGTAGCTCAACTTTTAAGTCAGTCACTCAATATAACCACATTACAGGTTTAGAATTACCGTCAACACTGCGCATATCAATATGGACGAACACACTGTGTATTCCAATGCCTCCAAATCCCATCTTGATAGCTTCCTCAACCAACGTGTACCTCTGTTGTGCCGTACTAACTTTAATGTCTGCTGCAATGCCTTGGGCATGAGTTCCTGCTTTCTCCTTTCTCGATTCAATCGGATGTTCGGGGCTACGATAGCCACTAGTAATAACAAATGGGAAGCCACACCTTGCTCTTAACAGGTCTAGCTTCAATAGGAATGTATCTTTAATTTCATTCTCACCTGTGTGCTGACAGGCAAACTCTTCTCTGGTGAAGTAATCTAGGTCTTGGTTAATATCATACATCTTCGGTGTACTCCCCTTCTGCTACAGGCTCTGTTGAGCCACCTGAGATGACAGTCTTCTCACCACCGACACCAGTGATTGATATGTTGATGCCACCCTTGTTACCGCCTGCGGCATCCTTTTCGAAGTAGCTGGTAGGTAAGACCCTATCCATCACTAGCTTCCAAGCAGCAGCCTGATTCTTATGCTCATCATCCAGAGCAGCATCAAAGATAGACTCTAAGACCTTCTTAGACTTAGGAGACGTAAGCATCCTAGTCTTGTACTCATTGATGATAGCAGCATCACCCTTGGGACGACCTACTGAGCCAACGGTTCCCCGCTTGCGGCTGACAATCTCAGACTTAGGAGGACGCCCAATCCTCTTCGAGGCTTGGTTCTTTACTTTTTTATCAGTCAATATAACTCCTATGGGGCTACCTTAGTATACTTAAGTATACTTAAGACCCTTTAGTTAAGTTCTTTTGTTAATATCTTAATGTTAATAACTAAATGAAGTAATTTATAACATAGGTATATTATAACATATTTTAGCTTAGAAGTCAAGAAGTATTTTAGTTAATTTAGACTACCCTTTAGTGTACTTAAGTGTACCCGCGAACTCCCTTATAAATCAATGACTTACGGGCCACCTATTTACACACAATACTGTTACTTATGGTAACACACGTCTTCTTAAATGGCCACTTTTTTGTATATCATAGGGTACCCATAATAATACCCAAGCAAACCAGCCCCCCCCCGGCCCCTGTTTATCATAGGCTACAGGGATTGTCAAGCCTAATTGGTGACCGGATGGTACTCCAGGGTCACGGGGAATCACTAGCACACTCAAGGCACACAGGCAACTCAATTGGTGACCAGAATCCAGGATGTAGTCACGTTTATATCTGTACACTGGGGGAGTGAGTATGCTATAGGATACCTACAGGCCCACACTAGCAAAACCTATGCCAACATTGCATCACTGATAATTATGTTAATCAAAAGCATTATCACTGGTAGTTATATGTTTATAGATGGCCCTGTATTGCCTTCTAAGCGCTTGCACTTGTCATCTATACTAGGGCATAGGTCACTAGGAGAACGTCGAAATCCTCTGTATCCCACGCCACTGCTGGCCTGTAGAGGTGCTACTGTTTATGGGTATATGGTGGTCGTCTGCTTATAACTAAATAGTATTAGCATTCTCTGTCAGTCTATGTTATTTACGCGCGCCCGCTCCTTATATCTAAGCCCGGAGTGATATAAGTTTGATGAATGGGCACTATATGAATTTAGGTATAGACATCATGCGGCTATGCTTTAGAATACACCCATCAAGACGAGAAAGACCTACTTAATTAAACGCACCAAAATGAGGCAAGACATTATGACCAACTATAAAATAGACTTGAACAATCAAAACGAACTGCACCTGTTACTTGTAGCAGTACAAGAGAAAATTAGCAGTTTAGATTCTGAATATTGGGCACTATATGGGCCGGACGCTACCGCTGTCGAAATAGACCGGGTGTCTGTTAGACGCGCAGAATATCGGGTATTGGCCGCGCAGCTTGAAGTTGGTTATTCCACGGCGAGCCATAAAACTTGGAACAGTTTAAGTGATAACAGCGCACTGGAAAAAGCCCGCGCAGCAGTGAGACGCGCACAGATTGCCGCCGATAAAGTAGCAGTTGATGAGGAGCTGAAGAGATTGCAAGATAAGCAGGCTGAACTTAAAGAATCACGGGCGCAGCGAGCGCAACACTTAATCAGCAAAGGGTAGAACATTATGTTTAAAGTTTATAAAGTAGAGTTACCACGGGCATATGAGATAGATGGACGATTGACGAATAAGGAACACTTGAACACTGTTGAAGAGTTGAACGACTGGATAGCTAACGCTTACACTGTTAAACACTGGCCTACGATACGTGTTGAAAGTGACAGGACGCAAATGAATTTAACCTTGACGGACAACGGTGAATGGTACGTTGAGGCGTAGTTGATTTATCGTAGCCATTCGCATAGAGTGGCTACCATTAAACCAATTTAATAAAGTAAATAGGATTATATTACCATGATAACTAAATCAGAAATACAGCAAAGCAAAGCCATCAACGCCAGTGCCCAGCAGTGGGCCATTGATAATCTAGACTATCTTAATAAGCCGATGCGCTATCTAGGTAGTTCTTTAAAGGTAGAAAAGGGTGCGGATAAATTCGATACTTATATCCAGTACTTGCAACCGGCTGATAAAGTAGCTACTGCTACGCTATGCGCCTTTGCGGCAGCGGCAGGATGCAAAGAGCCTTGTCTTATTAGCTCCGGCCAGTTGGGTATGAGTACCGGCCAGCGCGCAGCAACTAAACGCACTATTTTAATGCTACTGCGTCCCGATAGTTACAAGGCTGCGCTATTGTCTGAAATAGATAAGGCAGAACGTAAGGCGCTTAAGACTGGCATACCGGCATTATTTCGCCTCAATGGTACTAGTGATATAGATTATACCGATATTATCAAAGAGCGTCCTAAATCACTGTTTTATGACTACAGCAAAGTATTATCAAGCGTGCGCAAAAATACCCTTGCAAACTACGATTTGACGTATAGTGCCAGTATGTTCAGCAAACAGAGCCGCGCAGCGTTTAAGAAGGCAGTCAAGGCTGGTCACCGTATAGCCGTGGCGTTTAATACTAAAGGTCTAGCTAGTGACGAATTACAGATTAGCCACAGCCTGGCGTCATTCGATAAAACAGATTTGCGGCATCTTGACGGCGCAGTTGTTGGTAGCTTGACGCGCAAGGGTAGTAGCAAAGCAGTACGCGCAGCGGATAACCTACAGGAAAACAGTTTCTTTGTTACAGCGGCGAATCTGGTCGCGTTTAATGATATTATAGCAATAGGTGGATAAAATGAGTGACGACGATATAAAAGCATATTTTGACGGTAGCAATATCACACTAGCGGAATTGTCGGCAATGACTGGCAAATCTATTAAGCAACTTAAAACAATTTTAATGGGGGTTTAATTATGCAAGCTCTAGCAGTTTTTCAGAATGACAGATTAGCACCTGTTAGCTATATAGCCAATATAAGAGGGCGCGGAATAAAGCATATTCAGACGCTCGCATATAGATTCGCGGACGCTAACGGCTTTAAATATAGCCATATAACGTACTATAAGCACCGCGACGAATACTCAACAATAGCGGCCAAACAATCATTTCCATATTATAAGGAGGTTTAAACAATGTTAAACAATTACAAGGGAAACAGCGCCCACCTAAAGGCGCTAAAGCTTGCACGAATAGAGAAACATATTGCGGACGCGGTGGTTTATCTATCACTGTCATTGGGTGTCGTCGCTATGTTTACGTTCCTCAACTGGGCAATGATTGCCCGATATGGAGCTTGAAACAATGCGACAAACTAAGGAGCTAATATTCAGCGGAGAGCACCCGCGATTAATCACCGGCGCTAGTTACAGCATTTACGCAATCGCTTTAATAACAGGTATAAGTAACGCCACACTCTACCGGCGCTTAAAGGGTAGGGATGAAATAACCGACTGGGATATTACACCGGCCCACGAACGCAACCCAGAGCGATACGGTAACAAGGGGCGCGACAGTGTAGGGTATAGCAGGTTAGAGACGGCCACAGAGCGGTTATCTGCCGAGTGGTTGCGTTTATCAATCTAAGGCTGTACAGTTCAACATTCAACTAATTAAATAAAGGTATAAAAACAATGATTATTTTTAACTATAAAAGCAAAAAAGAACTAAAGGAAAGTATAGGTAAACGCTTAGACTACATAGAAACAAGTATGTTCGGCCCTGAATACGTAGGCACTGGAACAATGACGGGAGCCAATAGGCCGCACATTACTGGTAAAGGTCGCGAGTTTTTCGCCAGTGTATCAATGCAGGACGGTTTAATTGTGGGGGTGAAGTAATGGACGAGCACGGAGACGAACATTTAACGTGGGAGGACGATAGCCCACAGTTTGAACAATGGGAAATAGATGAGGCGCTGGCAGACGAGCGCGGCGATAATCAATGGCTAGATGAGGATAATTGAAAATGGATGATTTAATAGATAAAGTTAAACAATGGCACCACGACCGAAACCTGATTGAAGGGTCTACAGACTTACAACAATTCAATGGCAAGCTGTTAGAAGAGGTAAAAGAGCTAGAAACGAACATACTGCTGTCTAAGCCCATTGCGGATGATATAGGGGATATCCTAGTGGTTCTAATCAATATCGCCACACGGAACAATCTGGGCCTCTCTGAGTGCCTTCGGGTTGCCTATGATGATATAAAAGATAGAAAGGGTAAAATGGTAGACGGTGTATTCGTTAAAGAACGCACTGTAATCGATTCTGACGGCGAATACTTAAAAGGCTTTGGGGTAGGGTCAGGAGAAGCAGCAGAAGCCCTTACAAGCTTCGAGAAAGGGTTTACAGCGGGTCTATTACATAGACAAGGGGGTCGGGTATGAGTTGGCTTATATTTAATAGGCATTTATCGATAGAGTTCAGAGCGGGAACCGGCTTAGATATTGAATTTGTTGATAGCAGGCCAGTGTACACACAGAACAGTTTAACGGGAGAAATAGAGACACTGCCCTTTCAAGGTGTTATAATACTGCTTCCCTGTATTATTATTTCTTGGGGTAACGTTTATACATTTGATGAGGATTAAAAATGGCAGTTATAGGGGCAATGGTAGTGATAGGCTTATTCTACTACGCAATTGATGAGATGAGAGGTAGCGCAGATGAGTAAGATTAAAGAGCAGTTGATAGGTTACGACCACCAGAGCGACTGGTTAGCTGACACAGAGTACGTTTTAGTTAGCGAGCTAGTAGAGTATCAACTTTATTGTATGACAGTATCAGAGATGCAAGCCATGGCCGCTGATAGGTTGCGACAAGAATATCACGCAATGCCTTACAGCGACTTTAAACAAAAATACGACAGCGCCTTCGGGGGTAACAGAGATGAGTAGATGCAAAGCATGTGACGTTATATTGACAGGGGTAGAGCTAGATAAAACCTACGGTGCAGGAAACACAATGGTAGGAATGTGCTATAGCTGTAGTAAGATTTCAACTAAAGCTTACACTGATTTTGACGCAACAGTTGACACCCAAATTGATTTTACAGTAAGTTTAGATGAATTTGAGGTTGACAGAGGGTATAACTAATGCTAGACTGAACTTATGTTATGTTCTTTAAGATTAAACATTAAAGTAACTAACTAAAGTATACTTAGGTATACTAAAGAAGATAAACAAAGTAAATTTAATAACTAACTGAAAGGTAATAATTATGTCATTAGCAACTTTAGAAGGTACAGTAGCATTTGAGAACCTGAATGAACACGAGATGTACAACGGTCAATCCACTGGTAAATTCTCTCTGGTAGTGTCTTTAGATGATGCCACAGCAGATGAGCTAGATGCCAAGGGTGTCAAGTTGAGAGAGTATGAGGGTGTCAAACAGCGTAAGTTTAGCAGCAAGTTTGACGTACCAGTACTTAACCCTGATGGGTCAGCCTTTAGTGGTCGAGTGACCAGAGGTTCCAAAGTCAGGCTATTGTATACAGATGGTCAGCCGCACCCTGTACATGGTATTGGTACTTACCTCAACAAGGTCAAGGTTCTGGAAGTAGCAGAGATGGAAGGCGCAGAGGATTTTTAAGGATGAGAGAAGAGTCTACCTTTGTAAAGCATGAGCCATGCCCTAAGTGTGGTTCAGGCAACAACCTTGCAAGGTACTCTGATGGACACGCTCACTGCTTCAGCGGTGGGTGTGGTCACTACGAGAGGGGCAACGGAACTGCCCCAGACTTTGCTGATGTAATTAAGAAACCAACAAGAGCATTTGAGATGACAGGAACTATAGCGTCAATCCCCGATAGGAAGATTTCACAGGCAATCGCAGCTAAGTTCGGTGTGACTGTAGAATTCTCCCCAGAGGGCAAGATTGTCAAGCATCATTACCCGTACTACGATAAAGACACAGGTCAGGCCACAGGGACGAAGGTCAGACAGGTAGAGAACAAAGGATTCTACGCCACAGGTAACTTCGATAATGTAGGTCTGTTTGGACAACAGGCGTATAGAGAGGGCGGTAAGTACATTACCATCACTGAGGGAGAGGCAGACGCAATGGCTGTCTCTGAGATGTTCGATGGCAAATGGCCAGTAGTATCGATTAGGTCAGGCGCTGCCGGTGCAACTAAGGATATCAAAGCAAACCTAGACTGGTTAGAGAGCTTCGATAACGTGATTGTCTGTTTTGATAACGACAAGGCGGGACAGGAAGCAGCACAGTCTGTACTAACGTTATTCACACCTAACAAGGCTAAGAACGTAACACTGCCCCTGAAGGATGCAGGCGATATGTTGAAGGCGCGTAAGGTGTCAGAGTTTGTTAGTAGCTGGTGGGATGCTAAGGTGTTCAGACCCGATGGTATTGTGTCAGGCTTAGACACTTGGGAGTTGCTACAGGAGCAAGCACAGACTGTTTCTATCCCTTACCCTTGGACATGTCTAAACGAGTACACCCACGGCTTTAGAGCTAAAGAGCTGGTTACCATTACTTCAGGTTCTGGCATGGGTAAGTCTCAGATAGTACGTGAGCTGGAACACTACTTGTTGAACCAGACAGAAGATAACATTGGTATCTTGGCACTTGAAGAGGACATACCCAAGACAGCACTAGGCATTATGTCTATCGAAGCCAACAAGCAGCTACACTTACCTGACGTTAAAGCAGTAGTTACCACCGAAGAGCAGAAAGGCTACTGGGAAAAAACAATGGGTTCAGGGCGTATCTATATGCTAGACCATTGGGGTAGTACCAGCGAGGATGACCTCTTAGGCCGCATACGCTACATGGCTAAGGGTTTAGACTGCAAGTGGATTATCCTAGACCACCTGAGCATCGTAGTCAGTGACCAAGCGAACGGAGACGAGCGTAAGGCTATCGACAGTATTATGACTAATCTCCGTAAGATAGTTCAGGAGACAGGTGTTGGCTTGTTCTTAGTGTCTCACCTACGCCGACCGTCAGGTCAGAAGGCGCACGAGGATGGCGGTAAGATTAGTTTAGGAGAGCTTAGAGGTTCAGCCAGTATCGCACAGCTAAGTGACATGGTTATTGGCTTAGAACGTGACCAGCAGCACCCAGACGCTGATATACGTAACACTACTTGCGTCAGGGTTCTTAAGAATCGGTTTGTTGGTTTGACTGGTGCAGCTTGTTACCTCTACTACGATAAAGACTCTGGCCGTATGATTGAGACAGCGTGTCCAGTAGCCGATGATAAGGTGGAGTTCTAACATGACAGAATTGACTTTAGATTTAGTAAACAAGTTGTTTAGATATGATAAGGAGACTGGTAATCTTATCCGCAAAATCAGTGTCCGTAAAGGTGCGGAAGCAGGACAGGTTGTAGGCAAAGATGATGGATATGGTTACTTAAAAACCAGTATTAAAGGGGTTAGGTATTTTAATCACCGGATAATATTTTTAATGCACAAAGGTTATCTACCTTCTATCTTAGACCACATAGATACTGACAGGAAAAATAACCGCATAGAGAACTTACGCGCTGCCACCGTTACACAGAACAACCACAACCAAGGCAGGCAAAGCAACAACACTTCAGGAGTTAAAGGAGTAACATGGAAGGAAACCCATAACATGTGGAGTGCTTCGGTTTCTCTCAATGGAAAGAGGAAACATCTGGGCCACTTCCGTACTGTACCTGAAGCTGAGATAGCAGTACGTAAAGCACGAGAGGAACTACACGGTGAGTTCGCGAATCATGGAACGTAAGGAGTCGTAAGTGAAGAAGATAGTCTTTGACATCGAAACCAACGGGCTAGAGCCTACTCTTATATGGTGTGTTGCAGTACGTGAAGTAAACACAGCTAAAGAGCTAGTGTTTACCAGTGAGGTTACTTTTAAAGATTACTTTTATTCTGAGCAGATGGAAATCATAGGCCACAACATAATTGGCTATGATATACCGGCGCTCAAAAAGCTTTGGAACGTAGACTTCACTGATAAGAAGGTAACTGACACACTTGTTATGTCACGCTTGGCAGAGCCTTCACGCCAAGGTGGTCATTCACTAGATAGCTGGGGTGAGCAGTTAGGATGCCCTAAAGGGGATTATAATGATTGGCTTAATTTCTCGCAGGATATGGTGGAGTACTGCCAGCAAGACGTTAGAGTTAATGAACTGGTGTATAAGAAGCTCATCGTATCACTTGCTGGTTTTAGAGGTGAAAGCCTTGACCTTGAACATCAGGTACAGGTTATTATTGCAGAACAAATCAAGAACGGTTGGCTCTTAGACCAGAGAAAAGCATTCACTCTGTTAGCTAAATTAAAAGAGAAAAAGCTTGACTTAGAGGATAGTGTACATTCTAAGTTCAGACCTTTACCTACTTTTATAAAACAAGTATCACCGAAGGTTAAGAAGGACGGCACCTACTCCATCGTTGGCCTGAAGTTCTTAGGTGAGCAGTGGGAGACAGCAGTAGCAGACTTTAGTAGGATTGATTACCCTGAGTTTAACTTAGGTTCGCGCCAACAGATAGGCCGATACCTACAGTACTTTGGGTGGAAGCCTGAGACATTTACTGAGAAGGGTCAGCCCATAGTAGATGAGTCAGTACTCAATAAAGTCAAGGGTATACCAGAGGCTGCACTGATTGGTGAGTACCTTCTAGTTCAGAAGCGTATAGCACAGATACAGAGCTGGATAACAGCAGTTAAGGATGACGATAGAGTACACGGTTACGTAAACGCTAACGGCGCTGTAACAGGCCGTATGACACACTCAAGCCCTAACATGGGTCAAGTACCAGCAGTCTACTCGCCTTACGGCCAAGAATGTAGAGCTTGCTGGACAGTACCGGAAGGTTATAGCTTGGTGGGTATGGATGCCAGTGGTTTAGAACTACGAATGCTGGCGCACTACATGAAAGATGAGGCATACACTAATGAAATACTCACAGGAGATATTCACACAGCAAATCAGTTGGCTGCGGGCCTTGAGACTAGAGACCAAGCAAAGACTTTCATCTACGCTTTCCTTTACGGCGCAGGAGATTCAAAAATCGGAAGCATCGTTGGAGGAACTGCAAAGGACGGCAAAAGACTTAAAACGAAGTTCCTACGAAATACGCCAGCTCTTGGTAGACTACGAGAACAGGTTGGAGTGGCTGCTGGAAGAGGTTATGTTTTTGGATTGGATGGAAGACGAGTGGCAATCAGGTCAGAACATGCTGCACTGAACAGCTTACTCCAGTCAGCAGGTGCTATTGTAATGAAGAAGGCATTGTGTTTACTGGAAGAATATGCTACTATATATAAAATTGACTATAAAATAATAGGAAATATACATGATGAAATCCAGACAGAAGTTAAATCAAAAGACGCAGAAAGGTTTGGCCGCTTGGCAACATCTTGTATTGAAGCTTCCGGACTTCACTACAAACTCAACTGCCCCCTTGCAGGAGAATACAAAGTGGGAGCAAACTGGGCAGAGACTCACTGATGCCTTAGACAAGATTAAACGAAACAAGGTAAGGGTTATTATTGATGGACAGCGGTATAGAGTAGGCAACCCTAATCACCCACACTATCAGTTGTACAAGGAACAGGGTTTAGATGCAGTCTACGAAGAGATGACCGAAGACAAGCAGACGGGTAACATTGAGAAGTGGTTTAACGTGGCATTCAAGGGAGCCGCTTAATGAAACCCAGCAAAGAGAATAGAAAGAAGTTTGACATTGACTTAGCTTACGGCGAGGTCAGGGAAGACAAGATAGCAGAGATGCTTACTGGTAAGAAGATAGAAGTTAAGTCAGAGAAGGACATGTGGCAACGTACTGGTAACATCTGCATTGAGTACCAGTCATGGGGTAAGCCTTCAGGGATTGAGGCTACGGAGTCAGACTACTGGTTCCACAACCTCTGTATCGGGGAAGAAGAATACTGTACGTTAGTCTTCAGCACCCCCGTCCTGAAAAAGATTGTAAAAAGACTTGACAAATTCAAAACAGTTAGTGGTGGCGACCATAACGCTAGTAGAATGTTCTTGGTTAATTTACAGAAGTTATTCTCGACAGACGTTATCAAAGCATTCAAGGAGTTAGAAGATGAACAAGACGACTGACACACTGGTAGACGACATCTACGCAATGATGGAGAGCAAGGATGCAGACCCCTCAGTTGACGTAGAGGCAGAGATAGAGAAGTTTGGTGAAAACGTAAAGGCTCTAATGCGAACAGAGTTCGGCAGAGATAAGCGAGTAGATAAACGAACGCTACGCTTGTCGAACGTAGGACGCACTGATAGATTCCTCTGGAACGTTGTAAACGGTACCAAGAAAGAGAAGATTGAGCCACACACCTACGTTAAGTTTATGTATGGACATTTAGTGGAAGAGTTGTTGTTGTTTCTTACTCGCATGTCAGGCCACACAGTTACAGACGAACAGAAGCAGTGTGAGGTAGAGGGTATCAGAGGCTCTATGGATTGCAAGATTGACGGTATTGTTACAGATGTTAAGTCTGCAAGCAGCTTTGGGTTTAAGAAGTTTAAAGAAGGTAAGATACTTAGGGATGACCCCTTTGGCTACGTAGACCAGATTAAAGCCTACGCCTACTCAGAAGGCGAGACACAGATTGGTTGGTTAGCCATCGACAAGACAGTAGGTCATCTCACTTACCTGAAGTACGACTTAGCAGACCCAGAGTTTAAGGTTGACATGGAGTTCAATGGCACGATAGCTGATAGGATTAAGTACCTCAAGGAGATGGTAAAAAAGCCTGAGCCGTGGAGAGTGTGCCATAAACCTAAGCCAGACGGTAAGTCAGGTAATATGCAACTGGCTATGGGTTGTTCTTACTGTCAGTACAAGCAGCACTGTTACCCTAATCTGCGCTTGTTTAACTACTCTTACCAGCCTAAGTATCTATGCGAGGTAGTGAAGGAGCCAAACGTACAGGAGTTGAAGCTCAGTGACTAAGAAGAAAACGAAGTACAGGTCAGGGTTAGAATCAGCGTTAGCAGACGCACTAACCAAAGAGTTTATCTACGAGCCTTACAACTTGCCTTACACAACACACAGGAAGTACACTCCTGACTTTGTGAACGAAGACAAGAAGATACTGATAGAGGCTAAGGGCTACTTCAGGGTAGGTGACACACAGAAGTACAAGGCTATCAGAGACTCTATGCCAGAGTGGGAGCTAGTCTTTGTGTTGTCAAACACCTTGACAAAGGTACGTAAGGGTAGTAAGATGACTATGGGCCAGTGGTGTGAGAAAGAAGGATTTCCATGCTTCACTGTTAAAACAAGTAGCGAACTACTACAGTATGTGAGAGATAAGAAATGTCACTAACATTTGAGGAATACAAGGAACAGTTCGTCAGGGAAAACGATGAGATACTTATCTTAGAGATACTTGAAATAGACGCTGACGATTTACTAAACGCCTTTGAAGATAGGCTCATCAGACACAGAGAAGAGGAATTAGAAAATGAGCATTAATAACGCAACACCCCAAGACTGGGATAGACTACGTAAACAAGCACCGGCCATTGAGCCTACAATAAAAGAGCCTTTGATGCAGGTTTATCTTGACATGGCAGACGCAGAGCTTAATCCTTTTGACGACGATGAAGAAAAGGAAAATAGCATTGATGAGGCTATGGCTAAAAGCCATTACTGGGCTAATTCGAAAAAAGAAGACGTAGTAAACAGCCCTAACCATTACAACAAGGGGTCAATAGAGTGCATTGAGGGTATCCAAGCATCTATGTCTACTGAAGCATTCCAAGGATACCTCAAGGGCAACTGCATGAAGTACCTCTGGCGCTATGACTACAAAGGTAAGCCAGTAGAGGATTTACAGAAAGCTCAGTGGTACTTAGCTGAACTGATAAAAGAACTTTTGTTTGAAGAAGAGGATGACGATTACAATGAGGAAGAGCACTTAGGTTGTCTGAACTTTCCTTTTTGTGACACAGAAGGTTGCGGAGGGGGTGAATAATGGCACAGGGGCAGACACACGGGGGCAAGGGTTCAACGACCCGCCCCACAGACAAGAAGAAGTACGAAGATAACTATGACGCTATCTTTGGTAAGAAGAATAAAGACAAACCTAAATCAAAGGATAAGAAATAATGGAACAGTACCAACAGTTTATACACAAGAGCCGCTACGCACGATGGATGCAAGAGGAAGGCCGTAGAGAGACGTGGGCAGAGACAGTACAGCGTTACGTAGACTTCTGGTCTAACCGTGGGCAGATAGACAAGAAGACAGCAGAGAAGCTCTACAACTCCATACATGACCTAGAAGTAATGCCATCAATGCGCTGCTTAATGACAGCAGGTGTAGCACTTGACAAGGATAACGTAGCTGGCTTTAACTGTTCTTACCTAGCCATTGATTCACCCCGTAGCTTTGATGAGCTGATGTACGTCCTTATGTGTGGTACAGGTGTAGGGTTCAGCGTAGAGCGTAACTTCATTACTAAGTTACCAGTAATCGCTGAGTCATTCCACCCGACTGACACTACCATTGTAGTAGGCGACAGTAAGATAGGCTGGGCTAGTGCTTTCCGTGAGCTGATTGCTATGCTGTACGCTGGTAAGATACCTAAGTGGGATATGTCAGGTGTACGTGGTGCAGGTGAGCGACTAGAGACCTTCGGTGGTCGAGCGTCAGGCCCACAGCCCCTTGATGATTTGTTTCACTTCTGCGTAGGTATATTCCAGAAGGCTGAAGGACGTAAGCTGACCAGCATTGAGTGCCACGATGTAGTCTGTAAGGTTGCTGATATTGTAGTTGTAGGTGGTGTTAGACGTTCAGCTTTGATTAGCCTGTCTAACCTATCTGATGGCCGCATGGCTAAAGCTAAGTCAGGCGCTTGGTGGGAGAAGGAAGGACACCGTAGACTTGCTAACAACAGTGTAGCGTACACAGAGAAGCCAGACTTTGAAGCATTCCTCAATGAGATGCAGACCTTGTACGAATCCAAAGCAGGTGAGCGTGGTCTCTTTAGTCGTGTAGCAGCTCAGAACATTGCAGCACGTAACGGGCGTAGAGACCCTAACCATGACTTTGGTACTAACCCTTGCTCTGAGATTATCCTACGTAGCAACCAGTTCTGTAACCTCTCAGAGATTGTTGTACGGGCAGATGACACTGAAGAGACACTAAAGGCTAAGGCAGAAGTAGCTGCTATCATTGGTACACTACAGGCTACCTTGACAGACTTCCGTTACCTGCGGAGCATCTGGAAGAAGAACACAGAAGAGGAAGCATTACTGGGTGTCAGCATGACGGGAATTATGGACAACGAGTTGTTGAGCAGTGCAGACTCACCACACTGTCAGGTAGTCTTGGAGAGTATTAGAGATGTTGCTATTAAAACTAACAAGAAGTGGGCTGCGAAGCTTGGCATTAATCAGTCTACTGCTGTTACGGCTGTTAAGCCGAGTGGTACTGTGTCTCAGCTTGTTGATAGTGCTTCTGGCATCCACCCTCGCTTCTCTGAGTATTACATTCGACGTGTACGTTCAGACAAGAAAGACCCGCTTGCAGCGTTCATGTCAGCAACAGGGTTCCCCGTAGAGCAGGACGTTATGTCAGAGTCATCGTTAGTGTTTGGTTTCCCTGTCAAAGCACCAAAGGGCAGTACGACAGTGAAGATGGTAGGAGCTATGGAGCAGCTAGCACTTTGGAAGACTTACCAGAACCATTGGTGTGAGCATAAGCCAAGTATCACTGTATACTACACAGACAGCGAGTTCCTGCAAGTAGCACAGTGGATATGGGATAACTTTGACATCTGTAGTGGTATTAGTTTGTTGCCTGTAAGTGACCATACGTATCAGCAAGCTCCTTATGAGGACATCACTGCTGAGAAGTACGAGGAGTTACTAGCAGCTATGCCACAAGGTGTTAATTGGAATGACCTAATCTACTTCGAGCAGGAGGATAACACTACAGGCTCTCAGGAGTTAGCGTGTACTGGTGGGGCGTGTGAAATAGTTTAATAGAGTTCTAATATACGGTGTTATACTACCCAAACAGACACAAAGTTAAACCAAAGGTGTAGAAAGTGTAGTAAAGTGGTGTTTATTGGTAGGTAAAAGTGTAGTAAACTTGGGGGTCATTGCGACCCCCTTTTTATTACGCGTATTAAATGTTGTAACCAAACAAACCAAGAGGCTGACGGCTCGATTGAGGTCTTACTGGGTTCTTACTTGTTCGAGGTTGAGAGGCTTTCTCCTCTTTTGCTGTTGATTGCATGTCAAGCGTTTGTTCTATGTAATTGCTTGTGTTTGTTGCTGTTGTTAAAAGGTTAGCAAGTTTTAAAAAAGTCTCGTCCGGTGTTCTCCCTCTTAAATCTTTGATTGATGAAGCCCATCGTGGGTCGGTCAGCACTCTAATCATTCCCTCATCTTTTTTCAGGGCAGATACACCTTTAACAATCCACGGAGCGTAGCTGCTTACCGTACCCGCACCACCTGTAGACTCTGTGGAAATATCGCCTGACACTTGCTTTATCTTTTTAGCTAAATTAGCGTCACTGAATATATGAGACATGACCAAACCTAAATCCGCAACGTGACTGGCGGCTTCAGGGTCGTTAGCCTTTAAAATACTTATAAGCTCTTCTCTTTTCTTTTTATCTCTAAGTACATTCTTGTAGAAAGTCTCAGCGTAGTCACCCGCAGCGGTAGTTGTTTCGTCTACTGCATTACGTAACATACTAACAGCCAAAGCTCGTTGACCTTGTGCCTTAACGTCAGCGTATCCTGCTACTTTATCTTTTAATCTCTGAGACAAAGCCTTGCGCTGTCCTTGTATTGCGGCTCTTTGTGACTTAGCCGCAGCGGTGCCAGCTTCAGCGCCTGTATCTAATACTTGGTCTAGGTTGTTAATTAACATATCCAAGAAACCGACATTGTTTAAAGGCATGTCACCTTTTATTCCCAAATCTTTTTTTAGTTTATCAAGTACTGTTAAATCTAAAGCCTGAGCATCAGTTCTTTTACTAGGTTTTGTCTTTGCAGCTCTTTGATATTTTATAAACTGTCTCTGAAGCAACGGGCTTGCTCCTAGAACCTCAGCAAGGTCTTCTTGGTCGAGAGTTTTTCTATAGACTTCCTGTCTTGACTTTTTCCAACGAACCTCGTCTTGGTTACCAAGGAAAGGAGGACGAGCAGGTGTAGCGTCAGCGGCTCCACTTATACTGGCAGGAGTAAAAGTAGCTCCTGTATACTGTAAGTCTCTATCCCCTACTCGTTGTAAGTTAAGAATGTTCTCTGTAAGGTCATCATTACGTTTTAGTAAGAACTCAGCCAACTCTCCCCTTGTCATCTCGTTCACTACTATTTGATTCTGCCCATGAATTAGCAGAATATCGCCAGTTGCTTCAGCAGGAGTAACGGTAATTCCTAATTTTTCAGCAGCCTTTAAAACTTCACTTTGCTCTGCCCTGCTCAGGACATCCTCCGCTGTTGGGTTATTGACAGTAAGTTTTTTTAGTGTAGGCTTTTCCCTTAAACGCTTATAACCTACCGCACCGTCAATTCCTCCTTGAAAACCAATGCCAAGTGTCATGCCTACTAGAGTGTTGGTAGCTATTTCTGAGGCTCCTCCTTCAGTAAACTCCATTGCACCGCTAGCACCACCGTACTTACCTGCTTGAATCATACGCCCTATAACCGTGGGTGCTGCTTTAGAGGGGTTTACAAATAAAGAAGGATAAATCTGCCCTATTGTTTCCATAAAATCATTAGGTTTGTTTCCTGTAAGCTCTTCCCTATACTGACTATATGCTCTTTGTCTTGCAAGTTCAGGCTGTGTTACATTAGCTTGTATAAAGTTTGTTCTATCTTCCGCTGTAAAAAACCCCTCGTCTTCATTGCTCAGCAGCCAGCTTAAACCCAAAGGAACCGCTGTAATCACCTCAGCGCCAAGTCTAGCAACTCCAGCTACACCAGTATTTAAGCCAGAAACAAAATCCATAGAGCCAGCAGATATAGGCTTTAACAGGTTTTCTCTTGGGTTTGATACAAAATCAATAGCTTGTTCTGCCGGTGTCCGTGGGTCGCCTTGCAGCTCTTCTCGTGTAACCATGTCAGCTTTTGTTTCAAAGTCTGGGACATCAGAATAGAGCGCGTCTTTTTCTTCTTGTGATAAAGCCATTATTTAGCCACCGTGTAAGTACCGTTGTTTAACCGTAAAGAAATAAGGCTTCCTATTTTTCTACGTGCGTTTAGCTCGTACAAAGACAGTTGTTCTTTTGTAGGTTTAAAGTCAGGATTACCTAGTTTCATCTCATCTAACCTGTCTTGTATTAATTCTTTTTTAATATCTTCTATTGTAAAACCTTTACCTTCTTTAATAAAAGTAGGTGGTTTGCCTTTGTTAGAAGCGTATAGACTAAACAATTCCATATTGCTTTTAATAGGTTTAAAGTTAGCTTGTACAGATTTTCTCTTACCGTCTGGGTCTTTCAGTGTTAAAAACCCTTCAGTACGGGGGAAGTCTTCAATGTATTTACCCCACGCTCTTTCAAAACCAATTAAAGTACCATTATCGCGTAACCACTGTTTCTGTTCTTGTGCCTTGTTGTTAGAAGACATTAAAGAGGCTTCACTAAAGTTTACCAGAGCCTGTGCTTGATTTTTGGTCATATCAGGGTTAGCTGTGTTCTTTGTAATTTCTTTGTTTTCTAAGTTAGAAATAGCACCTTTCTGTGCTTCGAGTAACCAAGCCTTAAGTCTTTTAGATAACGAATTATAAGTCTTTGTGGCATCGACACTAGCATTTAAAGGTTCAGGATTTAGACCAGCTTTACTTGCAAGACTATGTAAAGTGTTGTTAATACTAGCAATAGCTGTAGAACCAGGCCCGAAATCAACAGTCTCTGTTAATGCCTGCATTTGCTGAAGTATTGGTAAATACTGTGCAGACTGTGCTGTCGCTGTATTCTCTGCTTCCTGAGCTATACCTAAATCAGCTTCAAATGCTTTCTCCTTTTTAAAAATTTCAAGTGTTTCATCAGTTGTGGGGTACATCCTAGCTACGGGCTTAGCAGGTTGAGCCATGTTAGTTAAAACTTTAATACCTCCTTTTAAAAGAACATCGTTTCCTTTTTCTTGTAGTATAGCCTCTGCCATTTTGCCGTAACCTGCGGCACGTACTTGTTCGGCAATTGCTTTTCGTGTTTTTAAATCGGAAGTTGCGGATGCTGATATAGTTGAACGGTCTCTACCCTGTTGAGCAAAAGCAGCCTTTAACTGAGCAGCCTTATTGGGGTCAAGGCGTGTGTATATCTCAAGGATACGGGGTTGGTCTTTAGGGTCGTTAATGTCTAAACCAGCAAGCTCAGACTGTGCTCTCTCACGAGAAGTCTGGACGTTCACTTCCCTACCAGCAATAGAAGACATTAAGCCTCCTGCTGCTTTACGTGTAGCTTCACTAGATGCCATCCCACGAGCCTGTAACTGCTGCACAGGAGTAAGGCCCACTCGTGGGTCAATAGGCGCTTGAGAGGAGATACCTGTTAATAAACCGCTTAAATCTTGTACTTGTGCCATTGTTTGTTCTCCTTAATAAAAGTCTGCAATATAAGTACCATCGGCAGTATAGCTACCGCTACTACCTGTGCCAGTTACACCACTCAAGTCTATACCACTAGCATCTGTAGGTATATTTCCGCTACCTGTGCCAGTTACACCACTCAAGTCTATATCATTAGCATCTGTAGGTATATCGCCGCCTGCGTACACAAAGCCTCCAATTCCTGTAATAGCCCCGTTAGCATCGGTAGTGATACCACCAAGGGCATCACTAGCCTCACCAAGTAACCACTCGGCTGCACCACCTAGCAAACCACCAGTATAGTTACCACTAGCATCTGCACTGCCTGTAACAGTGGTTAGCAAGTCTTGAGCCTGTTTGCTGCTCAGGTTACCAGCAATAACTTCAGCGTTAATCATCTGAGTCAACGCTTTAGACTTAGCTTCAGCACTAAGCTCTTGACCACGAATATCACCTTGAGTAGCCAGTGTAGCAGGGTTATAACCCGTTGTGAACATATCAGAAGCTTGGTTTGAAGGGTTATAACCAGCATCCATTAAGCCCTTAGCCTGTTGGAGTCTACGGTCTTGGTCATCGCCTACTATCCCTCTAGCCATAAGCATGTCACGACCTTCCTGCTCCATACGTGCCTGTGCGTCAGCAAACTGCATACCAGAGCCACCGTAGATACCTGAAGTCATGCCTCCAGTACCTCTACCAAACATCTGCTCTTGGGTCGCTTGCTGCCTACGCATCTCAGCAGGGGCTTGAATGGCCCTCAGTTGGTCGTAGAGGACTTGCGTCTGTGCATTGATGTCACCGCCTACCCCGCCAAACAAAGTCTCTGCTGAGCCTAAATAGGCGTTCTGACGGCGTAGCTCGTCTTCGCTTAGTGTCTGTGTAACACCTCCAGACGGGCCAGCAGTAGACGTAGCTAAGTTACTGGTTACTGTGTAAGGTTTAAACTCTGTGCCTGCAAGAGCTTCAGCAGAAATTGTATTACCCCCTTCTACTGCCTTTTGCCCCATTTCTCTCGCGCTGGTAATGGCATCTTTTGTGTTTAGGTAGTTACCCGCTGTATTCAACAGGCCACTTCCTATGTTAACTATTTCTTCTGTAGTAGGCATTCTTAGCTTCCTTTAATAATAATAATAAGAGTAGTGTTAAAACAGGTCGTTCCAACCAGAGCCGTTGTAACAACGTAGCTTGTTAGATGTAGAATCATAATATACATCCCCAGCGGTCGAACCTGAAGAAGGCTCAGCAGAAGGCGCTACGCGCAAAAGAGTAGACAAACTTACAGCACCTGTTACGGTCACTCCTGTAGCAGAAGTGGCTGCCTTTGCAACACTGTTGTGATACAGAGTAACAGCACCATCTTCCGTACAGATAATCGCGTCTTCAGCGTTGTTCTGTATAAGGAGGTTTTGAGCTGAACGTAAATATAAAGAGCCTGCACTGGCTGTGTGGTCTATGAAACTATGAGTACCAGAGTGATAGATTTCTAAGTCACTACCTGTGCCAAATAATGCCTTAACATTATCATTTAGAATGACGTTACCAGTAACAGTTCCACCAGCTTTAGGAAGAGCAGCGCCAGAGCTAGTGTCAACGTAAGCTTTTGTAGCTACGTCCTGAGCATCAGTTGGGTTTCCTGCTCCAGTAATCTTGGAGGTTCCCATTGCTATTGCACCCGACATGGTTCCACCAGCTTTAGGAAGAGCAGCGTTAGCTGTTGCTGTAGTAGTGTTTACAGTAGTCGTGTCGGCCTTACTGTTTACTCCTGTAGCAATGTTATTAAACTCAGTAGTGAACTCTGAGCCTTTAATTTTTTTAGCGGTATTTCCTGACG